CATACTCGGCATACAGAATTGCCTTTTCTTCCAGCATATCCTTCGTTATATCCTTCCATTTACGAAGAATATACTTTTGTGTACGGTTAACCGGATGGTGATAATGTTCCATATCGTCACCGAAGTTAATGGACGATTTATTGGGAATGATATCTTTAGGGTGAGGATTGCTAATCTCAATCTCACCGACATATCCAGCACGTTTAATATTATTATTCCAGTGAACCTTCTTGAATGTACCACCCAGCTTTGAAACTCTGCGCTCGTCTGACATATTCATTTCTTCTAATGAAGGAGAAGAACTTCTCAGCACATAACCGACGTAACTCTTTAAAGCATTAACCGGCACTTCATCGGCAGCGGTGACAGGTTTGAAGTCATGGTCGGGAATAGTCATATCAATAAGTGCTTCTATGATTAAGCGAGGGAAGTTAACAACCGTTCTTGCTTCTCTGTCTTGCCGATTATTGACGTTCTCAAATTCACGATTACCGTTATACATATTTTCCCATGAATCCATGAGAAGGTCGTATTTTTTCTTTGCGAAACGGTCAATCTCGAACTGATCTTGCCAGTATTTTAGCAAGTCAAGAGTCTCTTGATCGTATTCTACGGCAGGTGCTACTATTTCTTTCACCTTCTTTTTTAACACACGAAATGGTTTTTTCCAGTCCATTTAATCACTTCCTAAAGCGTTTAACCTATTATTGCTCTCTATGGTTTTCAGGAGGAATTTCTCCGTCTATCCAGAAATTATTTTTAGTGCCACATTTAGGACATACAACTATTCTATTAGAACATAAAACGTCGTCCTCAAAACTACATTCAAGACATTTATGGGAAATTATCATAACCATACCATCCTCGGTTATTATTAATTAATTATTCCGCAGTATATTTCGCAATAATCCTTATTATCCCTGTCCACATTAGCAATAAAAAATCCTGACACAGCTTCCTTTTTCCCTTATGTTTGCTCATTTTAAAGGGACAGTTATGTTAGCTTGGTTCTCTATTGCATATATGACACTGACTGCACTTATTAATAGATAATGTAACCATACCACCATCCTTCTGCAATCAAAAACCTACAATATGTTCCTGTAATTTCTCATATTCTTTCTCAAACGCAATATTATTTAAAACTGCTGACTGCTCAGATAGCGACATATCATCGGGAAAGTTAAACTTTTCATTCTTAGAAATGGGAGGTCTTGACATTACGGCGTAGCGACAATTATGGACAATAAGTCCACCGTTAACGCTAAAGTTATGATGTTTTTCAACTTCCATATTAATTAATGCTCCTTATACCATTTCGTTTAAGGAGCATTAATTTTGCACTACATTTCCTTGAGCATGTCTTTGTTTTGGAATATTTATTTATTGGGAATATTTTTTCGCAAACAATACATACCCTCTCAATATCGTCCACGCCTATACTTCTTCTGTATGCAGACTTGCACTTATTAGAGCAAAACATACTATGATCTCTCATCATTATGTTTGTCTCGTATTGTTTTCCACACAAGTCACATTCAAGGACTATCATCTGATCCATATATAAACCAATAGACTTATGCCAATTCTTCCTCGACACTTCCCTTGCTTCATCAGTATGATGCCATTCAGTAGCAAGGTGCCTATATTTATCTAAATTCTTCCTTTTTCTTTCCAAACATTCCCCATCAATATTACTGAGTAGTGCATGTAGTTTTAGGTGATCTTCTTTTTTCATTGCAACGAGATTATCAATGTCGTTATTATCCTTATCTAAATCAACAGTTTATATATGATAACCTTTTGGTACTTTTCCGTTGCTGCATTCCCATACATAAACATGCAGTCTTTTAGGTTTTTTGTCTATAGTTGCTAACCAATAACCTTTACCGTCTTTATAAAACTTAACTCCGTTAAAGATTATGTATTGTGTTGTTATTGTTTTTGTTTCGGTTATTATTTGCATGATTCACCTCTAATGATATGTCGATAATGAAATCATTGTCAGTAAGTTGGTCAACTAACTTCCATCCGCTATTAGTAAGCACAGGATGATCTTTGGTTGCAACAATCTTTCTTCCGTCACATAACTCTATTTCATATACATCTACATTCTCCATAGTTAACCTTACATCAGTAAATGTAGATACAGACATACATTCATTTTCCTCGTCATAGCAATATATATTTCCTGACTTACCAACTAAATCCTTAATAGGAAAATCACCATCAGGAGTATTTATTATTGTTTGTCCAATTAAACATTCTTCCGGTGAATGTGTGACCTCGTGTGGCGTATCTGACGCATCTTCTGGATTGTTCTTATCATGCTCCAATAGAGGCAGGCATCTTATAGCATTCTTACAGTTATCAAATATCTTTAATCTTGAAGTAAGCACAGTAACCGCATTAATACCTTCATCAGTAATAACGTCCTGCTTTTCCTCTCTAACCAACAAATATTCCCTTAATGCCCTCCAACCTGCAACACGGTCATGCTTTGCTTTGCGAAGGTTATTAAGTCCGGCACGATTCATTATCTCCCTGCCACTTGTCCCTGTTTCCTGTCGCCTATTCCACAGGTCGGGAGAAGCAACCGTATAACTAATTTTCTCGTCTTTGGGTGTCATAGAGATAATCTTTTTCGCCGCTTGACTAAGGGTTAAGTTGGGTTGATATAACTCACGATAAGCGTACATAATACCTTCCGGCGATACTGCCCACCAGTGACATGAACACATATCAAGTCCATAGTCCAACGAGCAGAACCTTTTCCACCAGGACGGTATCTTAAAAGGTTTAACGACATGTACATCACGACGAAACTCTTTGAAGAACTGCCCTTCACCGGCAGTAAACGCCTCTTCTGGAGTTGCTGGATACTCTGCCATGTAACTATGAGGTAAGTCTTTTTTAACCTGCTCATACCACTCCTGGGTACGTCTAGGGTCGGTACTCCAAGGCATAAATATAGGCGTAAACGTATTCTCTCCGTTGTACGCCTTCCAAAATATTTCCTCAAATAAGGTACCTTTTTTAGCGGTAGACAACCCAATAACCTGCCCACCAGTAGGACGGTTAATAGTCGGATAAGCAGCAGACCAAATATCTCTAGCGAACATCTGAAACGCCCATTCGTCAAGTATTACAAGGTTAGCGGTGAAAGAGCGTCCACTATCAGGACCGGCAGACATAGCGTTAAAAACAGCAGGTTCCTTGCCTTTATGATAGATAGTAACTGACAATACCGTTGAATCCCACGTAGGGTTAGGATATTGCTTCGGAGTACCCTTAACGTGACGAATCATCCATGAAGGTAGATACCTCAGAATAAAGCAAATACGCCTGACAAGTTCCTTAGCATCCTCTTCCCTCTTAGACAGAGCAACAACAGAATATCCAGGTCGGAATATAACCCCGTGCAATCCATAGATAAGAGATAACCAAGTAAAACCTAACTGCCGTGCTTTAAGGATAATTGATAACTTACTGTCAATAATCTTCCTTAACGCTTCCTTCTGACCGTCCCATAGGTTGAGTTTAGCAACTAAGTCAGGAACGTCTCTATCCTCAATATAAGCGTACTTATCTATGAAATACTCTACACTCTTAGAGGATTTACGATATTCTAACTCAACTTTTGCTGCCGCTTTTTCCCTTAACTTCTGAGCTGATAGTTTCTTTTTTTCCTGCTGTTCGGTCATAAGATCACCTTACTGTGACTAGATTATTTTAAATTCTCCGATTTCGTTTTTAAGTCTGTCGGATAGGTCGTATAATGCCTTATTGTTGTCTACTATAATTCCTGCTAAAGTATATAATTTTTCATACAGCGTAACATCGTTATTTGTTGAACCTTTACCTTCGCACGAAACAGGATATGGTTTCCGCACAATTCCTTCGAGCAAAGAAATGGCATTGCTGTTTTCATGCACAGATTGGGTTATTGCCCCCATTATGCTTTCTAGTGGGGTTAACTCCATAGCGCATACAGGTTCATTCATCGGCATATTACTACAACTTTTTAATTCATTGGGAAAATTCATTTCAATTCCTCCATGTTCTCATTTAGTTTTCAGTATCAATTCATCATCATGCGACAATTTATGAATAGTATCCTTACTTATCTCAGTTATTGCTAAGGCATTGAAGTAGCTATAGACATCATAGACAGTCATTGTAGTACCGTCTTTGAGGTGAAAAGTAACAATAAACTCATCTATACTGTCAAAGTTTTCTTCCATCCAATTAATTAGTCCATTGACGGGGCCGGGAAATATACGTTTAACTTTTTGGTTCATATTTGCAATCACAACCCCAACCAGAGAACCAACCACTACCGTCACTTAACTCAATGTGAGTTTTAACCATGATGGTCTTACAGTCAGGACATATGGGGCGAGTGTCCAATTCCTTACCAAC